ATTTACCTTTCTGCTTATTTGTTTTGTATCACGATGTTCAACCACTGCAAGTGGTATCTGCTTTTACTTATTTAAATTTATGCCCCTTTGTTTCAAGTGGTAATCGTGATTACCAGCCGCAAGATCTCCTTGCGTACCATTCGGGACATTGTACTCATAATCAAAATTCAAACTGGCTCTGATTCAAGGGGTAGACACACTGAGGAAACGCCCGATGCAAGATCTCCTTGCATACCACAACGCCAGTTAGTTATTTGTCTTATAACTCAATCGCCTTTTGCGATGCAAGCACAATATCTTCGGCTGTAATATTGCGCAGAGCATTGCACCAGTATTGTGTCTTGGGAGTCTTGTTGGTCGCATCCTTACACTTCGCCTGGGGCAACCCAGCGTGCGGACGGCAAGGCGCGTGTGGGCAGGTATCGGGTTTGAATATCGATACGTTCTTACTATAATAAGTCATTCTGTCAGCGGGGTCGTAGCTGCCCCACAACGACACACACGGTGTATCCAATCCCGCAGCCATGTGGTTGACTGAGCTATCTGGCGCAACAACAAAGTCAGCCCCGCTGATAATAGGGAACAGCGAGCGCACAGCCTTGGTACAGTTGAATAGATCGATTACTCGCGGATGATCCACCTTAAAGTTGTTGCTGTTATCTAGCCCGATAATCACAGCTTGATGCTTGGGGTAAGCTTCTAGCAACGCCAGCACCGCTTCCTGCCCCATCGTTGGCGGATAGGTGCGGGTAGGACCGCTGGAAGAAACGTGATAAGCAAAGAACGGACTAGGCATCGGCCACTTACCCATCGCCTTTAGCTCTTCGTGGTCTGGCTCGATGAGATGTAGAACTGGCTTGCAATACTTAGCCATCGTCTTCTCATCCCACACACCCATCCACTCGTAGATCCTCTGGTAGCAGTTACCACCGCCAGTGCCTAGCTTGGTGTTGCCAACCTGCCCGCTGAACAAATCGTCAGTAGGTAGGTGAGCATCGAAAGAATCCCACGCCTCCAGTGAGGATGGTAACGGCCACAACTTTGCACCCAGCCCAGCGTAGAGAGGCAGGTTGCGAGCAGGCGCGTAAACCTCGACAACCCCACCCGACTCTTGCACCAAGTAGTTGACGAAGGCAGTAGCGATTATCGCGTCACCAATTGCCCCAGCGCGGTAAACGGCTGTTGCCCCACCAGCAGCCCTGCCTTTGTAGTACGGCTTAATCTTGTGTGGGCAAGGGATTGAATCGTCCCAGGTTGGTCCAGTTAACTCATCTGGCAACACATAGGTAGTGCGCGGGTAGAGCATATTGTCATCGACTTTGTGAATTGCGTTTGTGTTATTTGTCCATAGTTTCATTTGGCCTGCCTTTCTATTTTGTGCATGAAGATCGGAGTCTGCTCACCTACATAAGCTCCTGCAATATTAAAATCAAAATGCTCCATAGCTTCTGCGTAATCCATTCCTTCTTTCATAAGAATGTCAATCACTTTGTCGGCATCATAAATAGCACAAAGCTGATCACCAAACTTGTTTCCGACCCCAATGATTGCGTCATCGAATCCGTCAGCGAACAGCATCGTGTGTGCATCATCACCGAACTGGTCAAGGATGTCTTCTCGTATGTTCATACGCTCTGCATCTGGTAAGCGTGGTCAACCAATTCCCTGACGCATTTGGAATACTCTTCCTCGGCACTGCTATAACAAAATATCTCAGTTGTAAATCCACCAGCCTCGACCCACAACTTCCATCTCAAGTTCTGCTCATCCCACTCCTTCTTCACCTGCATCGCCAACTCATCCTTGCTTTTCATTCTTCACCCACAACTTCCTTGCACACCAAGCTGGCTGCATCGACCATCGTAATGATCTGGATCATATCTATCGCGTGTCCGTGAGTGGCGCGGTTACGTTCCAAGACAAGCTTCTCCCTAGCGATGGCAAGCATATCCCGCGCCCACTTCAATCTGTTCTTGGCCTCTACATTCATTGTGTATCCCTTTCTTTAATGTCGTAGTAAAACGAATCCGTATCCTCTGTCACCCACTTATCTGACTGATTCTCCACGCTTGGCAGTTCGGTATCAACCCGAAACTGCTTGAGGTTATCTGGCAACTTCTTGGTAACCCAATTAGAGTCACGCCAGAAGATTCGGTTGTTGGGCATACAGAGTAAGTAGCCATCGTCACCCGCAAAGACATGACCGCACTTGTAGTCGGACGGCTCATCGCTGTAGGGATTGTTAAACCAATCAACAGTAAACAAGTATGTACCCCAAACCTTGGCCGCATCTCGCAGCAGTATCTGTGCGCGATGGTAGGCGAGAAAGCTGTACTCGGTTACGGTTACATTCTCGGAAAAACAATCCCAAAGCTGTTTGTAGTTGAATGGGATGTCGGCCTCTGGCTCGTGCGTGTATATTTCCGATAGCGGCACTCGACTCCGCAGCATTCCAGAGTCAGTCATAACGTGGAAGGTTAGGATTGCCCCAGCGCAAGACTGCAATGCGAACACATAGACGTTGTAAAACTCCTTGTCCGACTCGGTCTTGGTAAAGAATGACTTTCTCACCATAGCCTTGAAGCTAGGGATGTTCTCGTTGAGCGTTGCCATTATGCTAATAAATTATGCCAGAATTTCTGCAACATCTCTGGCGGATGCCCAATAACGCTTGGGCTTATCGGTGAATTCGCAGGCGGCCACCGTTGGGAGTTTATTCCAAAGCTCGGTGAGTTTCATCCTTTCGGAATCCCAATCACCAAACCCTTCATTGTCTCCAATGAAATTCATTTCCAGCTAGGTCCAGTTAACCAAGCCACCAACACCCAGCGTGTACCCCAGATAGGCGCACGCGCACGATGCTCGATGTAGGACGGAAACCAGCAACCTGCTCCTTGCTCGCGGACGAACTGAGCGTTCTCCATATCAGCCTTAACCTGCAACCCACCTCCGATATACTCCTCTGGCGCGGACAGGTTCACCACAGCCGTAAGCTTGCGTACTGGTGCTTCGGATGTGTAGGTGTCCCAATGCCAGGAGAACTTCTGTAGTGGGCGGTATCGCAGAATCTGCAACTGTTGGATGCCCTGGATGTCGAATCGCCATTGCTCGGCATTGATGCCATCCGTAATCTCGCGCATAATATTGTAGATCCACTCGTAATGTTTGGCGAAAGGTATCCAGCACGATGAGCAAGTGCGTGTACGTGATACCGTGCGTGTTACTCCATCCTTGGACAGCACAGGCGCACGCTTCATCCCGATCACTTCCGCATCCTGGCGGAGCATCTCGCACTGCGTCTTGGTTAGGACATAGCGATCTACTGATGCGGTTAATACCTTTTGCTTAAACTCGCTCATTTGAGTTCCACGCATAGTTCCAGCAACGCCTTGTTAAGCGCGTACTCAAAGCAAGCCATCTTATCTTTAGCCAAGTGCTGACGGCCAGCCTTTGCCAACGCCTCGTAAAGATCATCGTCAACATCAAGCATTACCCTTACGGCTTTTTGCTCCAATGTTTTTACCAGAGTTATCTTTCTGTCTTTCTTTTTCATAAGTCCAGTTCCTTTTTTATGTAGTCAATCAATTTGAAGATGATGTACAACGCACAATAGATTGCCGACAAAGTCAGCGAACTGTAAAGCACAAACCAACCTATTACCCAAACAACTCCAGCCAGATCAAGTAGGCAGAACATAGTCGTTTTCCTTTAGTTTCCGTAACAGCGTTCTGTTATCTATCTGCACCCCGCTGGCTCTGCACCACCAGGAGACAACACCCGTCTTAAAATCACGCAGTAGCTTCTGTACCTCGTGCGAGTTCTTGTACTCCAGCGCATCGTTGAGTGGTACGCCTTGGTGACCCTTAACAATCTTCATGCCCTTAACCATCCCTCGCTTGCGCAGCATCCGCAGGTCGCGGATAGCTTGGAGTGCAACCTCTCCAGCCAACTGCTGCACTCTGTCATCGTAATCACCGCGACATAGTTGGGTCGATCTCAACGGCCTAGCTCCACCAGCTTTGCGTCATCAGCCGCAATCGTAGTTGTTAATTTATCCAGATTATTTGACTGCCCAGCGTAATGAATAATCATCGCGTCCTTGTAGCGGTCCAAGCCAAAGTGCGACTCCACGCTAGTCATACAATTGAATGACGGGTCAAGCTCGGTTAGCGGGATGTTCCATAGGTGCGCCATCACGTTGAGCCAGGTCTGCTCGGCAAAGTGGTTTGGATGCAGGCCGATGGGTGGCATTGACAATACGCCAACAGCTTTAGTGTGAACTACAAACACGCCAGTATTGACATAGAACTTCGGCTCGATCAAGCCTCCGAAAGCTCCAGCCAGCTTGACCATATCTGGCTTGCGATCCAGATAAGCTCCCTCGTCAAAGGCACAGAACACACCAGCGTCCTCGGATAGCTTGGGGCAATCGGCTGCAATCAAAACATCAGCGTCAACGAATGTCACCTGGTCGTAGCCCTTGGTTGCCATGATGTTTCCTATCGCCGACTTGGAGTATTGCGCTGGATGGGTAAGAGGCTTGTCGATCAGAATGAAGTCGCAGCTATGGCGTTTGCAGTACGCCTCCATCCTCGGCCTAGTCAGATCAATAATGTTCTTCCACTCATCACCAAACGATTGCGTTACCATTGCTTGTTTCATTTCTTCTTACTCCGCTTCGGTTTAACTTCTTTCCACACATCAAACTTTTCATCTAGTTCAATTGACCAAAGCATAAAGGTTTTGTATAGACCGTATCCAATGCCAACACGCAAAAGCGTGCGACTTATTGTGTTGCCCAAAAAGTAAAACAATTTAGACAACGCCTGCTTCATTCTCTTGGATACTTATTGTTCCCATCGTGATCGCAGAACTTCTGGAACGATTTATCTGTTTCAGATTCATCGCTGTCGCTTGATTTATCTCCATAGTTTGAGTAAAGCCAAGGACGAGGTTTGCTAAAAAACTCATCCCAATCTTTGTCTATTTCTTCTTGGTTCATAGTCTTGTTACCTCTTTCTTTATTTGTGCCAACGTAAACAGGCATCGTACCAGCGCACGCTCAAGATGGTCAACGCTTGTTTCGCCGTTGTTGTCGGGACAGGGCGTGGACTTGTGCAGTTGCATCTGCGCTGTGGCTAGGTGACGAACAGCACGCGCAATGTGGTAATCGTGAGTCGGCCTATCCTTCTCCAGCCAATCGCCGTAGCCAGACTTGTCTGATCCTTTACCCATTACGCGCCAGACTATCTCCTGCGCGGCAAGACCCATCTCTTGAATTGTTGGTGCAGTCATTCTGCAAGCCTCCTATAAAATTCGTCCAATAATCCTTCTAGCCAAATTACATCTTGTGGGTAAATCATAACTTCATCCCAGGTGGTGTGTAGCATTTGACCCAAGCCCAAACCTTCTGCATAGCGCAGAAGGCAATACCAGCTTGGTAGAGTTCGTCTTCGTCCCAAACCTTAGTCATTATCTTGCTTGGATCATTTGATGCCAGCACGATTGACACGCCTGCTGCTTTAGGGTTTTCGGAAGCTGACAAGTAAGCAAAAATTTGGGCGCAGTCCGTATCATAGAATGGCTCATATTTTGGATTAACTTTCCTATTCTTTAAGTCAACGATAGCGTCACCAACACCCCGTAGTTTGACGTATGCGTCACATCTTCCAGCATACCCTGCGCCAACAAGTGCCTTCTCGCACCAGTAGGTCTTTTCAACATTTTCTTCTGCCCACTTCTTAAACGTGGCGATGTATGGTTGCAGGATTGGGTCTGTGGTAGTATCACGTCCCATAAGGATATTCTCTGCCTGTTCGTGCATTTTCGTGCCATGTTCAGCTGCCTTCGTTGTTGATTCTTTAGAGTCCTTAACCACTCTTCGAGCGTAATCTTCGAGCGTTTCATTTTCCTCCTTTGGCAACGTAAGCGATGCCATGATACTTTGTTCAATTTTCCAGTTGGTCAATTGGGGCCTATCCAAAATAGACAAAATTGAAGTGACGCTAGGATAAAGAAGCATCTTCCTAGCATCGGCAACAGTCGTATTCCTAAAGTTGCCATTCTTGCCCATAATAGTATGGGCGGATTCTCCATTTTCTTTGTACCAATGTCCCGCCTGGTCAGTAGCGACCAGACGGGAATTGGTAGGCTCTTTAGATGTGATTGTAAGAGCCATACAATTTAGAACGGCACTTGGTTGCCGTCTGCGTCCACCTCGACCTTAGTGGCCGTGGACTTGCCCGCAGCGGTAGCAAACTCCTTGGATGCTCGAATCTTCTCCTGCAACCAATCGGGCATATCGTTGAACTGCCCAGCCTCACCCTGTTCGATCTCGTAGTACAACTGATCGTTGGTGGTGGTAGCTGGTGCTTTCATGCCCTTGGGTAGCTTGGATGCACCTGCGATGGCGCAGTATTGCCGACCCTGCTGGCTGGTTTTGTGGATCAGCGTCAGCATGGCTGGCTTTCCAAGAAGGTTCTTCAAGCTGAATGCCTGTAGTTCCTTGGAAGTAAAGGTCTGACCGCGCCATTGTTCGAGAAGTTTGCGAAGGCTTGCTTTCTCGCCAAGGCTGCGGGTCTGTTCGATGCTAACGACCATAGGCTTTTGGACTGTGGTGCGTTTGCCATTCTCCTCTACCTCGAACTCATCGGTTTGATCGGGCAACTCAAAGGTTAGGCGAACTTTAGGTGTCCACTTCTCTTGGTTGTCCCAATTGGTTTTCTGGTGGCCTAGGTCAACTAGGCTGTAAAGAACGCCTACGGTTGCGCCAGCTTCAGGCAACTTGCGTTCTTGTTTTGCTGATTCACTTAATGTTAGTGCCATGTTATTTCTCCTTTATTTATTTGGGTTGTTTATGTTGGGGGTAAGTTCGTCAAAAGCTGGGGACTTAACGTAGTAGCCCTGCGCGATGGTTGCGGTCTTTGCATACTCGATAGTCACATTGGAAGGCGCGATCTGTCGAGCTAATTCGCACACGCTGTCGGCGGTAAGTATGACAAGCCACTCTTTGCGTCCGTTACGGCGGAAGAATACAGATGGGATCTTGCCCTTCGGACAATCACGCTTGGATTGTTCCATCCACTCTTCGGGCTTGAGTGCTTGGCATCGCTTGCCTTCAATATGAAATGGGAAGTTCTCGCAGACTACGTCACCGCTACCACCCTCTGGATTGCCTGCGTATTGGGCGGTCCTTCTGGCCTTCTGCCATCCTTGTTCGCGCAGGTAGTTTGCTAACTCACGCTCACCCGCTGCACCTTTAGCCCGACTATTGATTTTGCCCATCCATCGGGTTTAGCTGTCAACCCACGATGGTGTCGATATATATTTTAATCTATTTTAGTTACGCCAAGTCTTATTAGCTTTGCTAATATCCTCATTAAATCGTCTAATCATTGCCATCATGGTCAGTTTCTCTACGATCTTCTTGTTCTTCTTGACCCAAGCCACAGCCTCATCAAAGGATTCTGCATCCTTCAGCCCTTCTTCAAACTTAGCCCAAGCCTCTTTCTCGTTCACAAGCTTTGGAATACACGCCAGTTCTGACCTGTCGAGGGGCAAAGCTTAGTTGTTATGCTTTTACATTTTGCGATGGGCAACAGCCAGAATAGATCATCATTCATGCCCCAGCAGGCCACATAATCCACGCCACTGATAGCTTTCTTGGGGATATTGAAACCATTGCCAGTGCTGGTGGTGAAGCGATACTTGGTTCGACCAGGCTCTATGGCTTGGGCGGTCTTAACTTGGATGCGGAAGAACTTATTGTTCTTCTCGGCCACCACATCATAACCAGCAAAATCCTCGTATGGCGTAAGCACGTTATACCCACACCGCAGCAACGCACCAGTCACGCGAGCTACCCCTACCGCACCAACTTGGCGTGATGTTAATTTCATCCTTGACGGCTTTCGGTTTGTCCTAGAGACTTTTCACAATGAAAGCAATAATAATGGCAACACTGACGGCGATGCTGATGGCATCGGTGATGGCGGAAGATGAAGATGCTGGCAAAATGGAGGCATTTGTTGGAGGAGTTTATGGTGAGAAAGGATTTGCTGTTATTTTAAGTAAAGACCAAGCGTTAGTTAATGGTAAATTGATATTGCGAAATGGAGATGTTTATACGACTCCTAAAGGAACATATACGGATAATCATGGCGTATATTCTTGTCCAAGAGGAATTGTTTCAAGGAATGGAGATATATTTTCTGGAAGTACTGGGATCAGATACGGATCTGGAGATGTTTTCTTTGGATCTGGCGGGGCAACCATTGTATCTGGAGGCGCAAGTTCCAGCATGAGGAAGCCTTAACCCTGCCCAAAGGTTGACAATCTGTTCCTAATCCTAGCCTCTAGGCCAGGAATAAATTTCTTTCGGTTTGGATCAAGCTCTGCTCGTTTGTATTCATCCTGCAATTGAGCATCGCTGGCCGCACGCATCAACGCTCTTGGCTCAACTTGGTTGATCGCGGCTAATGTCTTAGGACCAAACCCACCATCTACAGCCACATTCTGCCCCAGCGTATTCAATCCTTGCTGGATGTATTTCGTTGCACCGCCCAGCCCACGACTAAACGCGAGATCCTGTGTGAATGGCTGGAGTGCTTGAGGGAGTTTTTCAACGAGTGGCGCGGTATATCCTTGGATGTACTCTGCCGCTGCCTTCGCTCTTTCTTGCGCTGGGAGCGATGAGATGGCTTTGAATGCTTCTGGATGGTATCTGTCATTGATTCCAGCTACCTCAAAGTTTCCACCCATATCTCCAGTTGGCAACTTGTATACAGCAAGATTACCCTGCTTATCCTTGCGACCCTCCCACTCCACGGTTTGCAATGGTAACGGAAGCGCGCCAGAAGGTTGCGGTTCTGTGGGTGGCTTAACATATTCGCTCATAGGTTCTATCCTTGCGGTCTGTTCTGGTGGTTGCTGTGGTGGTTTTGAGTAAGGCTCAAACTCCATGCGGATCGCGTTATTGCGATCCTGCTGGCTTAAACCAGTTTGGCGTGACGCTGATCCAGAGATGTCGAATTTAGCCATTTATTCTCCTTGTTGCATCATAAGCTCTCGGCCTATCTCTTGACGCTTCTGCATCTCCTCTGGAGATAGCTCGCGCCTCATGCTCTTTGTGAGTGACTTGCTAATCTTATAGTCTCTGTACCTGTTGTTGGCTATGGCTGATGCGTTATCAACGCCCATACCACCAGCGCGCATAGCTGCAATAGCCTCAGACCTAGAAAGACCAAGCAACATAGCAGCGTGGAAATCCTTGTTTGCCTCATCGAACATAACCCTGCGCCTGTTTTGCATCTTATCGAACTGTTCCCGCACCTTGGCTTCTGGAACATTCCCAACCGCGCCATAGGTTTCTGTGAATATCCTACCAACATCTGCCATATCCGTATTAAACCTGGATGCCTTCGATTCCAAAGCCTTGGATACGTTAATGGATTGCGGACGGATACCAAACAGCGCGGACAATTCCTCGGATGGCTTGTAGATACGGCCATATTTGGAAACGGTTGTGTCTGGCTGACCGCTTAGCGCGTATCCAATCCTTCTGAATTGTGATACAGTTGCGGGTTCGTTTTGCCTCAACAAATAACCAGCTTTATCAAGTGTTTGATCCAGCCTAGTATCTTGTGGATTTACAATCGTCCTTCCCTGGAGAGTTCTTCCAGATAATGCTGAAACAATCGAACTGGCTAAGATGCTTGGACCAATATAAGACTCAAGAAAATCCAATATAGCGTTAGCAATTGATTCTTCTGGATCTTTTCCAGATGCAGCGGCAAAAGCTGGTCCTTTAAATACTTCGTATGGATCTGTGTATGAAATGTCAACGTAACCCACATCCTTTCCATCTGATCCAGTTGGCATAAGTGTAGCGTTCTTCTGGTATGGAGCGACAAAACGCCTCATAGCTTCCATCTTTCTATCATTAAATCCTGTAGCCCACATACCAAGTCTTGTTATTGCTACAGTTGCAGTTGTTGCCGCAAGCACCCCAATCAATCTATTAAATCCATACCTGCGCATACCTGGTGTCTTCAAATCTTCAGCAGCATATCTAAGCGTATTCGGAATAATTCTTAACATTTCAGAAGGCCAAGATATGAAGTTGCCAAAGAATGGCTGAAGTCTCATTGCCTTAACAATCCTTGGAACGCGAGAATAGGTTGGCCTTGTGTTCTTGACTCGCTCGGCTGCAATGGTTTCAGCCTCTTGGCGAGACAACCCTCTTCCATCCATAAGTTGCTTCGTCTCGTTCTCCCAAGCCATCAATTTGAATAAATTATCACCAGCACGATAGGTTTTGTTTAGTGTTTCAATTCCAACCTTAACTCCTTTTCTTACAAAACCAGCACCAGTTCCAGCTAGTTTACCTGTCTTTGCAGACAACTCTTCAGCAAAGTCAACCGTAGATCCCTTATATTGCTGGGCATCTTTCAACATTTGCGTAAACTCATTCAGAACAGTGTTATCGTAAATTCCCAGTTGAGTTGCCCTAGTTAGGTAAGCTCGACCTTCCTTTGTGTCCATCTTTGGAACGCCAAACTCAGCCAGAACTGCCCTAAATGGTTTTGAACTTCCTCCAAATGCGATGTTGCCGTTAGCAACCTCAATCAATACGTTTGAAATTGGATTTCTAAACTGTGCTTGAATGCTTCCCACTGTTTTACCCCACTTGACCCAAGCGTTTGCGGCAGCGTATAGCTGATAAAATCCGCCCTGTTTGTATGTCATCTCAAAATTCTCAATGGCATCGACCAAATCTTTCTCTGCGTACAGCCCATTTAGCGGCGAGCGAGTGTCAGACTTATCGGCAGCAATCTGCGTGGCGGCATTTCCAGTTGGTCTTTCAAAGAATAACTTGTTTGCAACGCCAAACTCTTTCAGCTTGTTCAACTGTTCTTGGGATTGGAGCAGGTTAATCATTTTGCTGGCTGACCTTGCGTAGTTAATGACTGGATCATTGTACTCGCCCATCAAAAATCTAACCTGTTCTGGAATGTCCTGCCTTGCCTTTGTTATTCCAAGCTTCTTTCCAATTCCAGAGGCTTGAATCAATGACTCAAACGGCTTGTCTCTTCCTCCCTCAATATATTCTTTGATTTTGCCCTGCACCTCGGCCTCGGTTGTGGCTGGATTTGCGGCCTTCATTTGTGTTCTTACAAAATTTTCAGCTTCAGCGTATAGGGCTGGATTCCTCTGCCTTACAAGTTTTACATCGTACTTAGGATTATCAAACTTCTCGTAAGAACGGGTCAGATATTCGCCCTTATTCATTCTGATAATGTCAGCCTTGCTCATTCCAGACGGACCTACTTCTTGTGAGAACGCGCCTACTTGAATTAAACCTTCCGATAGGTTGTCTAGCTGACGGCGCATTTGCTGAACGATTGGCTGGAGAGGCTCTGGAAGATTGTTGATTGGTAAATATCCTCGCAAAAACTGGTCAACTTGCAGCGACTGTTCTGGGGTAAGTTTTGATTGCTTGTTAAGCTTCTTCGCCGCATTCGACAGATCCTTCAGCGTGAAATCAATCTGCTTGAGCATAGCCTGCGTGCGCGATCCCTTGGCTTCCATAATGTCAAACATCTCTTTTGGAAGATTGCCTTCGGTGGTAAGCCACTTCTGCGCTA